CATTCAGGAGAATGTTGAGGACTGGCGAGCCAAGCAGCTTGCCATCTATAACCAGGAGATTTCTAGAAGCTCCCGGGACGCCGAGCAACAGTCCGTACCCGTTCTTGATGAAGAAGGCGTGCAGGTCATCAGCCGCAACGGTGCGCCGAAGTGGATTATATCCCCGATGGAGGCCGCAAAGATTCGCGACATGGGCGGGAGAAGGCTCCTACAGGCTCTTAGCAACGAAGCCAAGTTGCTGGGATTGCTGATTCAGCGGAGCGAGGTCAAGGTTGACCAGCGTGTCCTTGCCGTTATCCGGTCAGACTCCGGGGACAGCATTATGGAAATGATTTAGTGCCTGTTCAAGAGTACGTAATTGTCAGCAACACGCCAAGCGGCGAGGGCTACATGCCTGTTGGCAACGTGCGCGACTTCTTCGCGTATCGTGGGAGTGAGGCAATCCTGTCAGGCCCCTATGAGACTGGCAAGACAATCGGCGCCCTATACAAGCTCCACCTCCAGCTATCGAAATATCCGAACGCCCGCGCCCTCGTGGTGCGCAAGCAGTATTCTGACCTAAAGTCATCTGCGTGGATGACCTACATAGATAAGGTACTGCCGTTCCCGCCAGACGATGAACGATGCCCCGTTGAGGTTATTGGCGGGAACAACCCGTTTCTTGTGCGTTACCCAAACGGCTCGCTGATGCGACTTGGCGGCCTGGACATCAATCCAAACAAGGTGCTGTCGGCAGAATACGACTTTATTTTCGTCCCGCAGGCAGAGGAGCTAGACCAGGACGACTGGCAGATGTGCCTTGGCCGGACGACTGGCCGCTCCGGCAATACCCCATATACGCAGATAACTGGCGACTGCAACCCAGATGTGCCGACTCACTGGATTCTGAACAGGCCGACCCTGCGCGTGTTTCATACCCTGCACACGGACAACCCGACGCTGTTCCGCTGGGACTCGACGAACGTCGATGGCAAGAATGTACTGCGGCTGCGGAAGGATGACAACGGCGACCCGGTTCCGACGCCACAGGGAGAAAAGACTATGAGCATCCTAAGCTCGCTGACTGGCGTACTGCGGGAGCGAGGCTTCCTGGGCCATTGGGTCGGTGCAGAGGGGCAGGTCTACCCGGAGTTCAGGAAAGAGGTGCATGTCATCAAGCCGTTCAACATCCCGCCAGACTGGCCGCGCTTCCGCGTGTTCGACTTCGGCTATCGGCATCCGTTCGTTTGCCAGTGGTGGGCAGAGGATGGCGACGGGCGACTGTACCTGTATCGCGAGGTATTCCACACTGAGCGCACGGTCCAGCAGCACGTCAGCGGAGAGATGACCGTTTTCCCCGGCATCCGCGAGTTGTCTGGGCAAGAGGTATATGAGGCGAATATTTGCGACTGGAACGCAGAGGACAGGGCAACGCTTGAGGCAGAGCTTGGCATACGCACCCTGAGCGCCGACAAGGCCATCTCGTCGGGCATCCAGCTTGTGCAGGAGCGCCTAACTGTACAGGGTGACGGTAAACCGCGTATAATGTTCTTCCAGGACGCCCGTGTAGAGGTTGACGATGAACTGCGCAAGAACTACAGGCCGACCAGCACGATTGAGGAGTTCCCCGGTTATGTGTGGCCGGGCCTGAAAGAGTCGGTGGCCAGGGCATCAGATGAGCGACCGATTAAACTTGGAGATGACGGCATGGACGCGATGCGCTACATGGTGGCGTACAGAGACATGCACATAAAGGGCAAGCCTGGCTCGCGCCAGTATGTCTAGGAGCTAACTATGTTCGATTTAAGCAAGCAAGCCGGAATAAACCCTGCCGTCGAGTCGTGGCTGATGCACATCGCCGCAGAGCACGAGGAAGATGAGGAAAGATACCGCATTTATCGGGAATACTACGACGGCCTTCATCGGGAGCAGCTTACCGATGAAATGCGCGACTATCTGCGCATCCGCGTGCCGGGCATTGACTTCTCTGCCAACTACATGCAGATTGTGGTAAACAGTATCGCAGAGCGCACAAACGTTGTCGGCGTGGAATGTGACGGGCAGACAGAGAAGATGATGGACTGGTGGGACAAGAACGAAATGGACTATCGCCAGTTGGATGTCCACACGGCGAAGTTCCGCGATGGCGACTCCTATGTTCTTGTTGACTTTGACCCCGTGCTGGGCATCCCGCGATTTACGCCGCACATGGCCTTTGACGGCACGTCGGGCATGCACGTTGAGTACAGCGAGAAGGATGGCAGCATGCTTGTGGCCATCAAGCGGTGGGTTGAGACTCTTGGCCCTGGAGAGGGCAGCCGCCGTCGTGCATACGTGTACTACCCTGAGCGCATAGTCTCGTTGGCCGCAGGGCTTTCAGACACAAACCTTGGCTGGGAGCAGCTAGAGGTCATTCCCTGGCCAGTCGGGCAAATCCCCGTTGTCCACTTCAAAAATCGTGGGAGGGGCTACAACTTCGGCATGTCAGAGATGGCGCAGGCCATCCCCATGCAGGACGCCCTGAACAAGATGGTCATCGCCCACATCGCCGCCGCACAGACCAGCGCCTTTCGGATTATCACCTGGACTGGCAATATCCCCGACGAAGATATTCGCCTATATCCCGGTGGCATCCTGTATGACCCACTGCCGGAGAGCAAGATTGGCTGGATTCCCGGCGAAGCACTCCGTCCGATGATTGAGACGGTTGATTCGTTCGTGCAGCGCATTGGCCAGGTCAGTGATACGCCCCTGTCTTACTTCCAGCTTTCTGGCCAGATGGCGTCAGAAGGCACCCACAAGCAGCATGAGGCTCGCCTAATCGCCAAGGCGCGTATCGCGACTGTGGAGAGTGGCGCGGCATGGTCCCGTGTCATGGCCCTGGGGCGCAAGGTCTACAACTACTTTGGGGCAGGGGAGCTTGACGAGGGTAGGGCAATCAAGGTTATTTGGGACACGCTCGAAGTTCGGGACGCCTCACAGCGCCTGACCGACAAGTTCGAGCGCCTCAAGCTGGCCGTTGATGCTGGAGCCAACTTTGAGGCCGCTGCCCGCATGGCAGGTTTTACAGACGAAGAAGCTGCCGAACTGGCAGAGGTAGAGTACCCAGATGTATCTCAAACAATACAAGACCTATCAGCCACCAACGCCGGACCAAATAGCGAGCCTGCTGCAAATCGACCCGGTCGAAGCTGAGAACTGGTTCTATGAAAACGTGCCGTCTCGCTGGCACAGATATGTAGACGCAATCGAGTTCGAGGACCCGGAAGAAATCCCCATGTCCGCCGACGAGCTAGAGGCGGCCTTGGATGACGCTGGCGTATATGGCCCGAAGCGCGGCAGGTTGCGCGGCGCCTTCGCCGCTGGCTCCATTCTGTTTATCGTCGGCGGTCTTTACATGACCAGAAGCCGCCGCGTGGTTGACTTTCCGCGTGGTGCCGTTGAGGCCCTAATCAAGTCCGGCATGGCCATGATGCGCATGGAAATCTCCCTGCTGCAAAGTGGCGCAATCACGCTGTCCATGTGGGAGTACCGCTCTATGCGACTGCTGCGCATGATGTATTCTGCTGCCGGACTGCTCGCCGGGCGAAGATTAGAGAGTGTTGCGCAGGCGCTCGCAGCGCAGTATGCTTTGTTTGGCTCGATGGTGACTGAAATAGCAACCGGAAGCCAGCGGATGGCGAGCCTGTTCCGCAGGGCGCGGCGGTACATCTCGTTCACCAGAGCCATGTACTATCTTTCCGTTGGCCTGTCCCTTGTCGAGGAAGGCTTTGAGGAAGAACGGAACATTTTGGGGGTCGCAGAGCACTGCGGCGGATGTGTCGCAGAAACAGAGCGTGGATGGGTTATCAAGGGCGACTTAGTGCCCATAGGAGCAAGAGACTGTGGTGGAGAATGTAAGTGTAGCATTGAGCACAGACGTGGAAGCCTTATCGTTAGAGCGTAGCGATTGGGAGATGTATGGCGAGTTCACCGAAGTCGGGTGGATTCCACCGGAACATCTGGCGTACCAAGAGTGGGAGGGGCACACATTTGCCGTCTCTCGCATTGGCAGCGCAATCAATTTCTTCATTGGTGATGCCATCATCTATGGCCAGGACAACTTCGGGGAGACATACTCGCAAGTGGTCGATGAGCTTGGCCTTGACATGCAGACCGTTTACAACTACGTCTGGGTTGCCCGAAGCATACCCATAGAGCGCCGTGTCATTGGCCTGTCATGGGAGCATCACAAGATAGTCGCGGGGCAGGTGGATGACTTGCAGGACTACTGGCTTGCCCGCGCCCTTGAGGAGGGCTGGTCAACTCGCGACCTTCGCGGAGCCATGAAGGGCAATCCCCCTGCCCTACTGGAGAACACAGATGGCTTTGTCCGCCCGACAAAAACTCTGATTGTGGAGTTCCTTATGCTGGCCATCGCATCCGACGACGACGCGACAGAGTGGCTGCGCGGCCTGTCCGACGCTGAGTCAGAAAAGCTGGCTGGCGAGCTTGAATACGTCGAGGAAAAGATAGAAGCCCTAACTGAGGACTTTTTCCTATTGACAGGGCATGGGTGATGATGCTATAGTATTATCACTCTCTTTTCTCACGCCCCGTGCGTGACGCTCCTTTGTGGGGCTGCGTTACTCCTCCAGCGCAGCCCCACGCTTGTTTTATCCCAAACTTTATCCCAAATTTATCCCAAACTTGCGCGTGCGGCCTCTTATGCTTTATACTACCTCCATTGGTATTATAATATGAGCAACACAAAGATGCACGGGCCAGCAGACAGTGCCCCACAGGCGACCGGGAAGTATGCGGTTTGTCAGGTGTGTAAGGCACAGTGGCAAGTTCGTGTTGACACGGACAAGGAGCGGTGCGCGTTTTGCGGGGCCGCGAAGCATCAAATTGTAGTGCTCGCAGAGGACTAGAGGTCAATGCCAGAACCAACTGAGACTCCGGTAGTCGAAGTACCCACCGATGAGCAGCCTGGTGCGCCTTCGGATGTGTTCAGTCGAGAGTATGTAGAAAAGCTCCGTAGCGAAGCCGCCGACTGGCGGAAAAAGTATCGGGACGTCGAGACTGAACAAAAAGCCCTGAAGCAGAAAGAATTGGAAGAAGCTGGCAAGTGGCAAGAGATTGCTGCCCAACGAGAGGCAGAGCTTGAGCGACTTTCGGCAATCAAGGAGACGTATGACGGCTTGCTCACCTCAATTGAGGAGCGCAACAAGTCCCGCGTCGAGCGTGTTCCACAGGAACTGCGCAGCCTGGTTCCACCGCTTCCTCCCCTGGAATTGGCTAGTTGGCTCGACGCCAATGATGCCGTTCTTTCTAAGCCACAGGCTGTCAGCATCGGTGCATCTGCCGGGAACGGTGACAGGCCAACCGGGTCCGCTTCCTTGACAGAGGCGCAGCGGCAGGCAGCGCGGCGCATGGGCGTGACTGAAGAAGATTATTTAGCCCAGCTCAAAAAGAGGTAAGAAATGGCTACACGAGGCTTTGAGTTTGCGGGTAACATCAACGGACAGAATAGTGTCCCTGTTATTCGCGACCTGCCCGTAGACGGCACTGGCGCCTATAAGGTCGGTGACGTTGTGCTTCTGAACTCCGATGGCCAAGGCGCCAAGGTGACGGGAAGTGCAAAAGAAGTTACGGGTGTTATTCAAGAAAGAC